CTGCCGATCGACATCGACCTGTTCTTCACTCTGGGTCCCCAAGGCCTGGAGAACCTCTACGAGTATCTGGATGTCGTGGGCCCGAGGTCGATCATCGCCGCATTCGAGCTGGATCCCACGCTCGGCGGAGCCGTGGAGTTCGTCACGGTCCTTGGCGCGCAGCGCCCGAACACCGCCGAGGTCGGACAGGGCGAGTATGCGCATTCCACACTCAACCTGAGCGCCAGCTTGCCAGGTGTGTTGTGAGGATCCTCGCCGCCCATCCGGGCCCGAACTTCAGCGTGCACGACGTGTACGTCGGCTGGATCGAAGCGCTGCGTGGGCTCGGCCAGCGGGTGCTCGAGTTCAATCTGTCGGAGAGGCTTACGTTCTACGACCACGTCATGCTCGAGCGTGACGGCGAGCCAGTCAAGGCTCTCTCGGGGGAGAAGGCGCAAGAGCTCGCGGTGAACGGCCTGTACGCGGCGCTATACAAGACCCGCCCGGACGTCCTCCTGCTGGTGTCGGCGTTCTTCTACGACGACTCGCTCATGGACCTCGCACGCTCCTATGGGACCAAGGTCGTGGTGCTGCACACCGAGTCCCCGTATGAGGACGACCGGCAACTGCAGGTCGCCGGGCACGCCGACCTGAACCTCATTAACGACCCGACCAACCTCGAGATCTTCAAGACTGTCGCGCCCACCTTCTACACGCCGCACTCCTATCGGCCTGCACTGCATTCCCCGGGTGAAGCGAATCAAAAGCTCGCCGCGGACCTCGCGTTCGTCGGTACCGGTTACCCGTCCCGAATCGCGTTCCTCGAGGCGATGCAGCTCGATGGACTGGATGTCCTGCTCGCCGGGAACTGGCAGGCCCTCGCCGAGGACTCGCCGCTCCGCGAGTGCGTCTCCCATGACCCTGAGGAATGTCTTGACAACGAGCAGACCGTCGAGGTGTACCGGTCCGCCCAATGCGGACTGAACCTGTACCGGCGTGAAGCGGAAGCCGCCCATCTGTCGGCCGGCTGGGCGATGGGCCCGCGGGAAGTGGAGCTCGCCGCGTGCGGCGCGTTCTTCCTCAGGGACCCGCGTCCCGAGGGCGACGAGGTTCTTTCGATGCTTCCGACGTTCACCGACCCCGGTGACGCGTCGGAGAAGTTGCGCTACTGGCTCGCCCGTCCAGACCAACGGCGAGACCTAGCGTTGAAGGCCCGCGAATCCATTGCGGACCGCACGTTCACCACCCGAGCGGTTGAGCTCTTGCGGTGGCTCGACACCAAGGAGAAGTGAAGCAATGGCACGAATCGCGGGCCGTCGTGGCCGCATCTACATGGGGATCGCCAACGACACCGCCACGGCGGAGCCGTTGCCGTTCTTCGCATCGTGGTCGATCAACTTCGCCACCGACAAGATCGAAGTCACGGCGATGGGCGACAACAACAAGGTGTACGTCTCCGGACTCCCGGACGCGAGCGGTGACTTCAAGGGCTTCTACGACGACTCGACCGGGCAGACGTACGCCGCCGCGATCGACGGCCTGCCCCGGAAGTTCTACCTGTACCCTTCCATCCTTCTCAACACTCAGTACTTCTTCGGCACCGTATTGCCTGACTTCAGCGTCAACGCGGAGGTCGGCGGTGCGGCTGAGGTTTCCGTGTCCTGGTCGGCGTCGACCGGCATCGCCAAGGTGGGCTGATGACCGTCCGGGTGGAGGGCATCAGGGGCTTCGCCCTCCTTGCCCGGAAACTCAAGGCCGTGAACCGGTCGGAGCTCCGCAAGGAGTTCTACGCGGGGATCAACCGCACCGGCAGGCCTCTCATCGAGGCTGTGCGGGAGTCCGCTAGCACGGAACTCCCTCGGAGCGGCGGGCTCGCTGGACGGGTGGCGAAGTCGAAGTTCTCCACCAAGCGCAGGTTCACCGGCCGAGGTGCGGGCATTCGCATCACCGGGTCCTCCGGATACGACTTGCGGTCCATCAACCAGGGACGGGTGCGTCACAAGACGTTCGGGCACAAGCCGTGGAAGAGCCAGACGGTCAAGCCGAAGTTTTTCGACCGCCCGATCGAGGACCGCAAGGACTTGGCTCGCAAGGAACTGGAGAACGTCATGAGCGACATCGCGAAGAGGTTGGGAGGCTGAGTGAGATTCACGCACGACGGCGAGAAGCATGACCTTATCGAGCCGGACCAGTGGACCACCCTGGAAGCCATCCAGCTCCAGAAGCACACCGGGCTTCACCCGGTAGACCTCTGGGAAGACCTCGCCCGCATGGGGCCGACTGGACTGCACGCTGCTATCTGGATCACGCTCCGCCGCGGGGGATCCGAAGTGGCGTGGGAAGACTTGAATATCCCGCACTTCGGTACCGTCAACTCTCTCAGCCATGAGGCCGTGGAGCAGCCGCCGGACCCTTCATCGGCGTCCACCCCGCCGCAGTAGGCCAGCCGGGGTCGGCGCCCATCCCCTGCAGCATCAAAGAAGAAGTAAGGGTCTACAAGACCCCGATCTTCCAGATCTACGGCTACCTACCGTCCCAAGTGGACGCCATGACCATCTCGGACTACGCCGTGGTCAAGGCATATGTCGACGACCGCCTCGAGGAAAACGCCATCATGTAGGAGGTGCTTCGTGGGTGAGGTCTCCTTCGACATCATCGGTGTCGACAAAGCGTCACAGGCGTTTCAGAAGGTCGGGAACTCGGTCGACGAGACGGGCGACAAGCTTGACCGGCTGAGCAAGATTCCCGAGCCGAAGGCGCCAACAGCCCTCACCAAGGGGCTCAAGGAGATCCAGGCCGCGACGGACAAGCTGGCCGTGGCGCAGCGGTTCGAGGCCGACCAGCTGGGCAAGGTCCGTGTCGCTGAGGCGAAACTCTCGGAGCTGCGGGAGATCGGTGTCGCCACCGACGCACAGTTGATCGCCGCTGAGGAGCGCCTGGCCTCCGCCTATCGGGGTGTGGAAGCGGCGCAGAGGGACGCGGCGCGGGCTTCTTCGGCATTGGATAAGGCGCGATCGGGAGCGAGCGAGCCGGCCAAACAGAAAGTTGACTTCGACCTGTCGGGTGGGCTGGCCAAACTGAAGTCCGGTCTCTTGAGCGAGGCCAAGTCCGCGGGGATCCTTGCTGGCGCGACGCTCGCGGGCGGGCTCGCGGCAGGGCTGTCCACTGTGGGTGCTGCGGGGTTTTTCATTGCGATCGCTGCCGCGGCAGCGTCCAGCAACGAACAGGTCGCGGCGTCGTACAGCAGACTATGGGCGCAGGTGAAGACCGGTGTCAAAGGCGCGAGCGATGAACTGTCGGGCGAGTTCATCCACACCGCCGAGTCTCTCGGTGCGACATTCAGCAAGCTGCAGCCGCAGATAGTTCAAGCCATGGCCGCTGCCCGCCCGGCGGTAACCGACTTGACCGACGGCATCGACCGTTTGGCGACACAGGCCATGCCGGGTCTCGTCACTGCGGCGAAGGCGTCGTCCTTGGCATCCGGTGGCCTGGCGGACGCGATGGAGTCTGCAGGCAGAGGTGTGTCGAACTTCTTCACCGAGTCGTCGAAGGGCGCCCAGGCTGGCGGCGAGTCGTTCGCGGCGTTCGGCCGCATCGTCGAGCGACTGGGTTCGTTTGCGGGCAGGATCATCGCCGACCTGGCGAACAACGCGGTGTCAGTGTTCCCGGCGTTGGAGAACGTCGTGGATGCGGCGGCGGGCGCCATCGAGAACCTCGCACACTCCGCACTGCCCGCGCTTGCCAGCGGCGCGGCCCTGTCGTTGACGGGGCTAGGTTTGCTGCTGAACTTGGCCAACACGCTTATCACGGCGCTCGGCCCACTTGCCCCACAGGTATCGAACGTGGCTACGTCGCTGAAGTTGCTCGACCTCGTCAGTTTCGGCCAGGTGGGGGCGAGCTTTGACCGGTTCAAGGCCAGTATTGGCCAGGCTGAAGGGTTCGCCGCCAAGGTGAAGACGGGCTTCAGTTCGCTCGTCACCAGCGGACTCGGTCCGCTGGTGCTGGTGGCCGGTGCCGCCGCGTTCGGTCTGGATGCGTTGAGCGCCAGCCAGCAACGAGTGGCGGAGCGGCAGCGAGCACTCACCTCGGCGTTCCGGGAATCCAAGGGCGCGATCGACGACAACGTGCGTGCGACAGTGGCCCAGCAACTCGCCCAAGACGGACTCTTGCAGAAGGGCAAGGACCTCGGTCTGTCCGCGTCGACTCTCACCGATGCGTGGCTTGGCAACAAGGACGCCGTCGCCCAACTGAACGCCGCTACGGACCGGTATCAGGCCGCTCTTGAAGGGCAGGGCCAGCTTGAAGGGCAGGTCGCTGAAGGCTCAGGCACGCTGGCCCAGAAGGCGTACGACCTGGCGCACGCTTTTGGTGACCAGTCCGGTGAGGTCAGCAAGGCCGCCAATGAGGGACGCCTGTACGCCGAGGCCGTCGGCAAGGCTGGGGCCGCTGCGGCGCAAGCGAAACAACCGACCGATGAACTGGCCAAAGCGCTGAAGGCCGTGCGGGACACCAGTGACACTGCGGGAGACAAAGTCACCGCGCTGATGCGGGTCATGGATGAGCTAGCTGGCCGGAAGCCGGACATTGAGGAGGTCACGAAGGCGTGGGAAGAGCTGATCGACTCGTTCGCCAAGGACGCGTTCGACGCAGCGGATAAGGGCACCAGGAAATGGGCGCAGTCGCTGGTCGACGCGCGAGGGAACATAAACCTGACCACCGAGGACGGGCGGAAACTGTTCGACATCGTGCGCGGGGCCGAGAAGGACTTCGCCCAGACCGCACTCGCCATGTCGGCCACAGGAGCGTCGTCGGAGGAAGTGCGCGCCAAGCTGCTGACGATGCGTGACGCGTTTATCGCGACAGCAGAGAAGATGGGCTTCACGAGGTCCCAGGCCGAGCAACTAGCCAATAAGTACGGGCTGATTCCCAAGACTGTAGACACGGCAGTGAACTCGAACTTGGCGCCGGAGATTGTCAAGGCGATCAGTCTGGGCAACGAGGTACGCGCACTGCCAGATGGACACTTCGCGATCACCGCGAACACCGACGCTGCCCGTAACCAGATCACCTCTTTTATTCAAGACCAGAACGGTCGCGTGATAACTATCCGCGTGAACACCGTCAGCGGCGCGCAGACGAACACGGCGGTCACCGCGGGCGGCTCGGTCTATCGCGCTCGACTTAAGGCCGCTGGCGGTTGGATCAAAGGCCCCGGAACGAGTACGTCGGACAGTATCCCCACGTGGCTGTCCAACGACGAGTTCGTGGTCAAAGCCGACGCGGCTCGTCGGAACGCCGCTCTTCTTGAAGCGATCAACGCGGGCCGGAGCGTTCAGGCCGGCTCTCGCGGATCGGATGAACGTGTGCTCACTTACGCCGGCGCCCCGACGGCGGGTCGTTCTTGGGCGGCGAACGCCGTAGCGGCCGGTGGCAGCACAACAGTGATCAAGAACTACTACCTGTCCACCACTACTGAGAAGTCGACGGCGACGGTACGGAACGAGTTCGCGCGTATGGAAATGCTGGCGGGCCCGTGATGGAGACGATCACATGGATCGACCCGCTCGGCGTGTCGACTGCGCTGCACACGGTGGCACCGCATCAACAGGCACGTTTCGTGGCATGGGACCTGGCCAACAGGTTTTCGCCGCCGATCCGGTTCGAAGAGGATGCGATTCCGGAGCAGGACGGCGCGAGGTTCCGGGCTGTGCACCACGAACCCACCGAGTTCCCGCTCCCCGTATGGGTGCAAGGGTCTTCAGCATCTGACTTGCGTACGAAGATCCGCGCCCTCGCCACGTCGATGAACCCCAAGCGCGGTGATGGCTACATCCGGGTCACCTCGCCTGTCGGGGATCAACGGCAGATCAAATGCCGGGTCGCCGAGTTCGATGTGACCGAGAAGATCGGTGACACCACAGGCGTCTCGGCGCAGCTCGTGCGGATGGTGTTCAAAGCGCACACACCGTATTGGGAGGACGTCACCGAGACGAGTCTCATCTTTGACCCGGCCGACGCGCAGCCGGGCGCGTTTCTCGGGAACCCGTTCTTCCCGATCCGGCTCGCTGCGAGTGAGATAGCGATCAATACGACGGTGACGAATCCGGGTGACGTCGAGGTGTGGCCCATCATCCGGATCAACGCGCCAGGCAACTCCATCAAGATCTTCAACTATACGGTCGGGAACGTCATCGACATCTCCAGCTACAGCCTCTCCAGCGGGCAGATCGTTATTGACACCAGGCCGGGATACAAAACGGTCATCAAGGATGGTATCGAGAACCTGTGGTCGTATGTGACCTCGACTTCTGGGCTGTGGCCGCTGCAGCCGGGGGCGAATGAGATCCGCCTGGAAATGGGGGACACGGCCAATGGGTACACGTTGATGGAAGTCGCGTACACCAACCAGTACCTGTCACCGTAGGGGGTTGGGTTGGGCGCGGAGTGGACAGTGTATGTGCGGGACGACCAGTACAACATCCAAGGGCAACTCGACGACTACCAGAGCCTGGAGTTGACGCAACGCTGGTGTGACGTGGGCGAGTTCCTTCTGGACATTCACCGCGACAACCCGCAGGCCGCGAACTTGACCTCCCCGGGTTGGGGGATCGTCGTCCGGCGTTTCGGGGAGACCATTTTCAGTGGTCCGGTGTTGGCCCGCACGCACGTGTATGACGGGAAACAGTTCCGGGTCGAGGTTAGGGGCAAGGACGACAACGTGCGGTTGTCGCAGCGGATCGTGAACCCGTCCCCCACCGAGAACGACCCGCCGTACACCACCACCTCCTATGACACGATCAACGCGGCGGCGAGCTCGGTGCTGATCCACTACGTGGACATCAACCTCGGTACCGGTGCTGTGATGAAACGCCGACGACCCTTGTTTCAGGTCGACGCCGACCCTGGCGTGGGGGCGGTGATCAAAGGCCGGGGCCGGTGGCAGTTCCTGTTGCCGATGCTGCAAGAACTCGCCGTGCTCGGTGGGACCGATATCGGGTTCCGGGTGGTCCAGTCGGAGAGTGCCGGTCTGCCGGTGTTGAAGTTCCAGGTGTACCGGGCGATCGACCGAAGCGCGACCGTGAAGTTCGGGCCCGCCCTGGGTAATCTCGCTGCTTTCAAATACGAGGCTGAAGCACCGGAATACAATTATGTCTACGTCGGCGGTCAGGGCGAGGGCACCGCCCGGACCATTGTGGAGCGACAGGACCCTGCGTCGATCGCCACCTGGGGGCGGCTTGAGGGTGAGTTCGTTGACCGCCGTGACACCACGGACGCGGACGAGCTAAACCAGGCCGGTGACGAGGCTTTGGACAGGGGCAAGGAGAAAGCGGTCATGTCGATCGAGCCGATCGACACCCCGCAGCAAACCTACGGCCGGGACTACAACCTGGGAGACACCGTGGAGATCGCCTGGGAGGAAGGGACCATCCGGGACGCGATCCGCGAAGTGAAAATCAGTCTCACCCCGAACGGCCCGCAGAAGATCACGCCATCCGTCGGGAACGTTGCCCCGTCGGACATCTACCGGTTCTTCCGGAAGTTCCGGGCATTGCGCACCGACCTGATCAACCTGAAACGGAGGTAAAACCGTGGCGGTATCGCTGGACGCATACGCCCCCTTCGATTCAGGGGCCGGCGCGAACGTGACCGAAGACGAGTGGCGCCAGTTCATGCGACTGACAGCCGGTGGCGCTCGTCAGGGGACGACCGGCAACGGCATAGTCCGGTTCTCGGACAACGAGATGATCGTGTACGCGGACTCCTCCGGGGATCAGGTCAAGGTCAAAACCGGCGAAGTGTGGATCAACGGCATGTGGGGCAGGACCTTCTCGGAGAAGACCCTGCCTATCGCGGTCGGGCACGCCACCCTCGCCCGCATCGACACGGTTGTCTGCAGGGCACATCAGGGAAACAACGTGTTCGAACTGGACGTCCTCGAGGGGACTCCGAACGCGGTGCCGGTCGCGCCGACACCGACA